TGCCAAGCGTCATCGGACGCCCCAGCGGCATACGACATCGTAGCGGCTGCGTTTGAGCCTACTGACCAAAACGCGCCGCCAGCCGCCGCTAGCAGGGCATGGCTCGACGGCCCCTGCCAGACGGCCAACGTCTCGACAGACGGCTCGGATAGCTCATAGACAGAGATTGTGCCCGACCCGCTAGACGTGATGTCAACGGCCGAACCGCCCGATGTTTGCGAGACCTGAAACGTGTTGGTTGCCGAATTGATCACGTAATAGCTGTCTGATGCCGACAGGCCGCCAGGCAGCGTGGTCGTCGCGTGAAACTTGACGATCGAGCCATCAGCAATGCCGTGAGCATTGGCCGTGAACGTGTCCGTTCCCGTGTCGATTGACGACACCGTGTTGACGTTTGAACCAAGGTCAAACGAATGGACTTTGTAGCCCTTGCGAACCTCGACATAGCCAGGCTGCGGAAACCAGTTCTTGAGCTGAACCGCGCTCAATGGGTCCATGTTTGCAAGCGGCGTCTTGCTGTTCCACCCCCCAACGGGCGCGGCCACGGTCGTTGATTTGACGGCCCTGCGCCTGTTGACGCGTCGTTGGGCCTGCCGCAGCATCAACATCAGAGATTCCAGCTCCCGTCAGGCGGAACAGGCGGATACGGCTTGTTGCCGCCTATGGCGCCCATGTGCAGCGTTCTAGCCCCACCGTCACGGCCCATGAGCTGGGCAAGGTGCATTTCGTATTGCGCAAAACTCTCGCCGTAGTCGAGGCCGCGAGACCGTTGGAACCGCCAGACAATGCCCTGCGTAAACGCCTCGTCATCCAGAAACACGATGTCGGTATCGGATGCGATGGTTGATAACGTCGGTGCCGTGTCGTCTGCCTCACCAGCCCAGAATTTGCTAATGTACTCATACGCCATCGTCTCACCGGATGCCGGCGTCGGCGCAATCAGGATGTCACCGCCCCGCATGCGAAAAGCATCGAACACGACTGTTGCAAGCCTGCCCTTGTAGTCCTGCCACTCCTGGGCCGTCATCGGGCCAAAGACGGTTCGCGATTTGGTGCGGTTATAGAAGGTGCCCGTAACGAACCGATCAAAGTCGCTTGGAACGGCGCTTGTCTGCGTTTCGGCGGCAACCGTCGTGAATGTCTTCTCGAATGTGATCGCCTCCCAACCATAGCGCCGTGCCTGTTCCCGGCCTTCCTGATTGGCAAGGGCCAGCAACTGCCGCACCTGATGATCCGACGAACCGACGACGGCAGTCGGGCGCACAAGCCCGAGCCGATCCGTTGCGTCCTGCACAATCGCCAGGATGTTAGCCATCAGGCAGCCATGCCCTCATCCTCGGGCTGCTCGGCGACCTTCGGCGGCCGGCCGCGGCGCTTGGGCTCGTCTTTCTCGGCCATCGCCATCTCGAGCAATTCGCGCATCTCCCGCAGCTCGTCGCTGAGGCTCTTGATTTGCTCGTTTTTGGCCTCGAGGTCGGCAGTGATCGCGCGGTTGCCGGCAGTCTCCATGAACCGCTTGGCGAGCGCCTGCTTGTCGCGGATCGCCGGGAGCTGGATGCGCGTTACCACGCTGTCAGGCGCCTCGGCGAATTCCTCCACCGTCCGCAAGCCATACGTCTTGATGATCTCGGCCTCCTGCGGCGTGACGATGCCAGCGATGGCAAGCGGCGTGCCATTGACGGGGATTTCCTGGCCAGACTTCCACGCTTCATAGGCCGGCTGGATCGTGGCCCAGCGGTCGCGGGCGATCATAAAGGCCGGGTTATCCGGGTCCACGTCTTCGCGAATCTTCTGCAGCCTCGCGATCTCGGCCACCGTCGTTGACCTCGAGGCCATGCCGGGCTGGCAGTATTCCACCTTGTCCACGGGCACCAGATCGGCGCCTCGCTTTACGTAGTCGGTCCAGAAGCGGATGATGCGCAGATTGAGAGACATGCAAGCTCCAAATGCAAAGGTGGCGGCGAGCCAGACGCCCGCCGCCACAGCCATCAGAAGGGGAAGTCGCACATAACGATCTTCGCCGAAGCGTCCACCGCGTAGGCAACAACAGCGTCGGTCACCAGCGCCGACACGTCGAGCGTGCCGTCAGTAGCGCCAACGGCAGTCAGGGCGTTGCCGTCAGCACCTGCCGTCAATGCCGTGGTAAGCGTTGCCGGACCCTTGATCTGAATCCAGCAATACTCGCCATCGCCCGGGGCCGCCTGCAGAACGCCAGCGCCGAGACCAGCCGAATCCGACAGGTCCGACGTGACCACAGTTGTCGCGCCTGCTGACGCACCAGACGGCGCGTAGTAGTAGCAGACGTTGCCCGCCACGGCGGCAACAGCACCCGCTCCGGTGTCGTACTGGACAAACTTGTAGACCTTGCCGTCCGGGCCGGTGAAATGATCGCCAACGCCAGGAGCGCTGCCGTCATTGAGCGTCGTGGAAGTCCAAGTGCCCGTCAGGAGAGCACCAGCAGAAATCGTCATTGAGGTCTCTCCCCGTTAGGCCAAGTCGTGGATGCGGCCCTGCAGCGACCGATTGGACGTGCAGGTCTCGCCCATCCAGTAGATCGGCACCACAACGGCATCCTGATTGATCGGCGTCTTTTCGTCGTCTTCAGTCCAGCGCGCATCCGGGTGCTCCATGAGATAGAGGTACTTCGTGTTCAGGAAGTACATGATCTCGCTAGTCGTGCCGAAGTTGCTGTTGTCATCGAAGATCAGCGAGCCCGACTTGTATTTCAGCGACTCAAAACCGAGCTTCGCCATTCCCGCGTCGCCGTAGCGCTGCAAGTCCTGCAGGCCGCCCTCATAGACCGAATAGAGGTCATGACTGGCAACCATCAGGTCCGGCGTGTCCTTGCCGCGTGTCTGGGCAAGCCACTGCAGGTTCATGCGGGCCTTGACGTTGGCGAACGCGGCCGCATCGGTCAGGATTTCGCCGAACTTGTTTTTCCAGAACGTGTAGGTGCCGGCCACAATGCCGCCGACCGTGCCCGTGCCGTCCGCAGTGATGAGGTGCTGCAGACCGCCGATCTGGTTCGTCAGAGCACCGTCCGAATAGAGGTCAATGCTCATGTTGTTGGCGGCCGTCGCCATGGCCACATCAACCCTGGCGTTGACCAGATTGATCATCCGCTCCTGGCTGTTGTTCATGCGGATTTCACGACCGCTCGACGTGACGTGAAGCGCGACCTGCTTCCAGTCGTACTTGGCAGACGACAGCACGTCAGAGGCGCCGATGTTCAGCGTGTCATAGCCGCTGTAACGCTGGTACGTGCTGTTCTCGGCGTAGCTGAGCGGCACAGCGATCTCGTAGCCGCCGCTCGCGTCGGTCTTGATGTTCCCCCGCGATTTCATCACGGTCAGGAGGCCGTTGTGTTTGGTCCATATGTTACCGTGCGGGCTCTTTATCCCGCACTTCTGCAAGTTACTTATTCCCTGCAGAGCAGACTATCTCATCGCCTTTCGTGCACGCTTCGTGGCGCTGATTTTTGCGCCATGGCCTTTTGGCTTGCCAAGTTGCGCCATGCGGCGCTTCTGGTTCACCTCGTCAGACCACCTGTTTCCTGGCTCAAGGTGTGCGTTTGCGACACCCTTTTTTATGGCGTCAAGAGACGGAGCAAACGACATTTCAGCTGCATTGCAGAGAAGACCCTTCGTAGAAAAGGTATCCATCCACTTTTGCTCGGCAGCACGCTTGTCGGCCAATGTGTTCCAGTTTCCGACTTCGAGTGCAACCATACGAAACGTGTCCTCGCCGTTCTTGTCCCACTCGGCTTGCAGTATCGGAGCGGAGTGTTTTCCGCTCCGAAGAAGGCACCTGTGTTCCCTTGCCCTCTTGTTCAGCTTGCCAGCAGTGCAACCAATGTACGCCATGCCGGTAACAGTGCATTCGTAAGCGTATATCGTTACCATTCGGGATGCCCCTCTATGGGTATTCAAAAGGCGCCGGGCGCTCGTGGGCGGATTATACTTTCGTCACCGCCTAGTCGTTACACCTTCCGCAGCCCTGGCGGTGTTTTTGCACCGTTACGTCTGCGGCTTGGCTCGGTGTTGGCATTTCAGCGTTCACCGAATTCACCCGGTTTTACAACGTCCTCCAGTTAAACGTTGTCCACGACGCGGCGCTTGTGATGCCTCATCGTGGTCGTCACCATCTCGGTAAAAGTCGAGTTAGGCGAAGCCATTGATTAATCTCCTATGCGGCGTGGCGTTTGCGCCAGATCGCGCGCAGCTGGTCATTCGGGTCATCCGGCTCCGAATTCGGATTCGGCGACCCCTGGACATTGACGCCTGCAGCTTGCTTGGCTTTCGCGGCGGCCTCTTTCGCGGCGGCAATCCTCTTGGCTTCCGCTTGCTGTTGAGCCGCTGCCATGCGCTTTTCACGCATAGCAGGATGAGCCCAGGCGGCCTTCTCGTAGGCTTTTTCGAGGATGGCGGCGTGGTCTAGGTTTGGCTCGGCAGCACGGACAGCATGGATTTGGGCGGCGAATTCGTCTTCCATCTCGCGTGCGTCGGGATGCTTCTCATAGAACTCATTCACAACACGATCCACAGCGGCTGTGGCCTCTGTTTCACGTGCAACACTCTGCTGCCTGGACAGTGCAGCAAGTTGGGCCTCGTAGGATGCGACCTGCTGGCGGAGCTG